TAAATCCTGAATTTTCACATACACCAAGCAAGAATCCTGGCAATTGATTATTACCTAGTCTGTCTAAAATAAATTCATCCACCGAACAAACTGATGGTAATGAAATCTCCATATAATTTGTTCCTGCATTAAATGAAATATCGGTTGAATGCCAATGACCATTTACGACTAAATGATATCCTGATGTTCCAATACCATAAAGATTAACAAGTTCATGACCTTTCTTTTTAATTATTTCAGCATCACCATGATGAGCAATAATACATAAATCATTCATTTCGTGATTTTGAACCTTTTCAACATAGACAGGTTTTCTAGGTATATTTATTTGAACAAATCTATCTTCTTTGAACTCTCTATCAATCATATGATACGCAATTAAAGAACCTGTTCTCTCTGAATCATCATCCCTATCTTTACCAATTCTATCGTGATTACCACCAATATATGTAATTACGATTGGAAACTCTTTTCCTAGATTTCTTCTTAAATAATTTAAAAACTCTATTTGAGAATCAATACCAAAAAGTATTTGGTCAATACCAACCAAATCCATTCCTCTCAAGTGTTCACTTCTCATTCCACCTGTCATTACAGATTCAAACAAATCACCACCAAAAAGAATATAAAGACTATTAAGATTTTTAAATTTAATATAATCAATAGTCTTTTTTGCAATTTGCATCATTCTTTCATGTGCAATGTCTTTATTATAACCCCTACCAAATACAGGATTATCATATTTTTTACCATAATGTATATCGGAATACATTAAATAACAAATATCTGTATACTTGCCTAATATATCAGGATTCTTAAGTTCTTGTTCTTGCTCAGTTCTATTATAGAACCTATCAATTGTTTCCTCAATGAACTTATGAATATTTTCAAGGTCATGAATTTTTTCTTGGCTCTCAAAATATTTTTTTTCAATGAATGATGCTTTCTTTTCTACAATTTTGTTTAAAGCCATATTTGCTTTGTTTTTTAAAGCAAATTCAGCAATTTCTTCTTCACTATGTTCTTCAAGAACATGAAGAGGAAATAACATGTCTTTTGTAATATTAAAACATCTTAAAATTCTTTTAAATTGTTGAAATGTTAAATAAGGAAAATATGATGAAACATTCATCATTGTCACATATGGATAATATTGATGAATAGTTTCAAGCTGTTCTCTTGTTAGTTTTCCTATAAAAGGTTTTTCACCATGAATATAGATTGTAAATGAATAATCAATAATTCTGTTATTAGAATCACGATTAGCTACCCATGTACTTCTATTGTCATACGCTTCTTCTTTATCCACATCTGTTTTATGTACAGAATTTACTGTTACATTTTTTGTGGTTTTTCTTGCACTTAGGTATTCATTATAAATATCTAATAGTTTTTTGTAGTTTTTAGCATTTTTTGTTTTTTTGCTAACCAAAACTTTCCTAACAAATCCTTCATATTGCTCAGTTTGATTTATTGATGTATTGTTCTTAATACAAAGTTTAATAACATCAATTGCCGTATCAACTCTGTTTTCGGCTGATATGTAATTTTTTGTAACCATAAAACAAATATAGTTTATTTTTTAATCTTTTTAATTTTTTCCCTAATTTTTACCGCTAATTCATAATTCTCTGTTTTTAGGGCATCATCTAATTCAGATTGAAGTTCAATCTCAGTCTTTCTTCTTCTTTTAGTTTTAATTTTAAAAAGGTCAATAACATATAGTGTAGTAAACTGCTCACCACCACTATAATGAACTGTAACAGGGATTAACAAATCAATAAAATCCTTTTTAATATGTTCTTTTTTATCCTCCAATGGAATTTGTTCCCAAGTGTTAATAAAATTAATAAATTCTGTATCAACAAGAGTTCCTGTTAAATACATAACTCTTTGAGAATTTTCAAGTATTGGTTCTAATGTTTCAAAAAATTCATCAGGATTTTCATATTCTTTAGCATATTCCTCAAAAAATTCATCAATATCTTCAGGAAGAATCATTTCACATGAAAAATATGAAAATTTGTTAATAGTTGTTAACAAATCTACATAAATCTTATTATCTTCTTTTTTAGTATTCTTTTTCATAAAATTTTTTAAAAGATGCTTTTGCAAGAGCAATTGAGTCTGTTATATCATAGTTCTCAGTTTTAAAATTTCCATTCCTATCTAAAATCCATGAAATATTTTCATATTCTTTTGCTATCTTTTCAAATATATAGGTTTTGGGGTCGATTTTTCTAGATTTGAACTTTAAAATTGTCTTATCCTTTTTAACATCGTATTCTGTCATTTCAGGACAGAACAATCTCCTTACTTCATCAACACTTAAAAATTTTGGAATTATACCCAAAATATCTCTTAAGATGTAAGAACAAATCCCATTAAATTTTAACAGTTTGTTAACAGTATAGACATTGTTTGATTTGACTAAAGGTTCTTCAACAAATATATCAATTACTTCGTAAATTTTTAATTCTTCAACAAATTTTTTGAATCCATCACCTTTTACTATCTCAGGGTCTTCAATACAATCTTTTGTCTTGGTCATTTTTAATGCTTTTACCGAAATTAAATCGAAATTTTCATTAAAAATTGAAACACCAATACAACTTGTAGATATATCAAAAGATAGAAATACTCTGTCTTTGGGTATGATTATACCCAAATCTTTAAAATTAATAATTTCCATATAACTATAATACGATATTATACCACTAATCTAATATTAAATGGTATTAAATTGCTTGGTAATTTTTTTACAGGTTCGCTAAGTTTTGCAATACCAATTAAATCTTGATTTGCATTATACAAACCAATTGATGTAATGAATGTTGGTTTTTGAGTTGCGTTAGCATCGTATGCATCAACATATGATGAGTTTGTTGTTGTAACAAATTCTCCTAATCCTGCAACACACATAATATTCTGTACAAATTCAGTTGTTATTGAATCAAATTGTGCATTTGATAGTGTTGATGATGTAAAATATATCTTTGCAAAATTTTTATCACCTGAATATGTAAGTCCTGAAGCAATTCCATTAAATCCTGAACTTGTTCCTATTGTATATCTAAATCCTTGAACTAAAGTTTGGTCTGTAATAACAGCAAATCCTTTATCTTGAAATAGAATACCTACAGGTTTATCATAAAGAGGGCTAAAGACATTATTTATTTTTACACCATCATATGAAGCATATATTTTTTTACTTTCATCACCTTCAACCGAAGGAAACTGATTACTTGATGACCAAACATCCCATTGTAAATCATATGATATATGTTGTTGTATTTCAATTATTACATTTTTTGATACTATTGCACCAGCACCTGCTTGATAAATTTTAGGACTAACATCATTTATGCCAGGTGTAGATATCGCTATTAAATTTGGATTGGGTGAGGTTGGGGAATTTAATGTTAAATCAACACCATTAACTTCAACTCTTATATTTGATATGTCACCACCTGTTGGTGAGGATACGGTAATTTTTACTAAATCATTTGTACTAAATGAAACACCTGTAATAGTATATTTATTTGCAGCATTACCTGTTACTGATATAGTTGTAGATGTTAAAACAGTAATTACATCACCTTTATTTTTTGGTTTTTGAATATCATTTGAATACAAAAAGGTTACATTTGTATTGTTGTCGTTTTGCGATGTTGCGTTAAAACCAAAATAGTTATTATTTCTTTCTGATAATTGTTTATTTAAATTTTTACCTAAAAAAGTGGTTGCGCCTAAACCTAAAAATCCAAAATATGAACCATATACTGTTGTAGATGTTGCAACACTGTTTAGTGTAACAGGAAATGTTAATTTAAAAGTTTTACCATCAATTAATTCACCATATTCACCTTTTGGTATTTCAATAACAATAATTTCATCAATATTAGATATATGCCCTAATGCTGTATTAGCATAAGTTTGATTGTATGTTTGAATTTCTGAATTTGTTATTGGAAAGTTAAAAGACCTAAATAAATTTCCATAAGGTGTGGTTACCTCTGTTCTGTTAGCGTAAGTATATAAAAGTTTGTTACCACTTAAACTTGAACTGCTGTTATATACGGTTTTTTCAAAACCTACTGCCGATGATTCTATTTCTTTTAAACCTGATGCTAGTGACATAATATTATTTTATATTAAATAGTTGTTTTATGACCAAGTTTTTATAGCAAAACTTAAAGTAAAATCAGCAGTAACAACTTGCGTATTACCATAATCTGTATATAAACGTAATTTAATACTACCATTTTGTTGTAATGGGTCTGTTAAATTACTGAAAGTAGGTTTTGTAGTTCCCTTTGCTAGTCGTTTAACTTTAATTGGTACTCTTTTCTTATATTTTACATTATTTGGTTCTGCTGTAACATTGCCATATGTATTATTATCAAATTCAAAAATTACACTTGAATTAATTGGTGTTTCAAAAAATGGGTTACTACTAGTTGCTAAAACAATATCAACATATTCCCAAGCAGGATTGTATCCTGCTGCGGTTGAGTCAAAACCAACTTTTTCTAATTTAAAGTATGCATTAGTATATGAGTCTGTACTTATAGGTGTATTAGGATAATCATCTTTATATAAGAAATAATCAACTGTTGCATAAAAAGGTGGGTCTGTTGGTATATTAGTAGTTCCTGGTACTACATTTGAACCACCGATATAGCCAGCAGTTGCGCCCTGAAATTCAGCATCAAGACTCATTCGTAAATTTTCTTGTGCAGTTATTGGTTCTCTACAAATTAAAGTACTAGTAAATAATAAAGCTTCATTGTTTGTTTGTGTATCTACTAAGTAGACTTTATAAAAAATATCTGTTTTTGTAGCACCAAAATACCAAACTGTACCAAATGTAAATGGACTGTTTATGTCCTTAAGTAATAAATAATCATCATAAAATTGATAAAATTGGTCTGTTGATGAAATAGGTGTTCCATTTGCTATTGCTATTACTTTCCACTTGTAAGGACCTCCTGAACCTCCTTGTGGATTTGTAACATTTAATATTACTTCATCATAATTTGCACTAGGACATGCTTGTGAAACTGTTGCAGTTAATGGTGGTGTTTGATATGTACAACTACCATCATCTACATTTGCTTGTGAATTATAGTTAAGAGCAGTTGGGTCTGTGCAACCGAATATTTTTGGTATACAACTTCCATCATTTTGATTTGCTAGTGGGTTATAGTTAAGAGCAGTTGGGTCTGTACAACCAGGAATTATTGTTATTTGAGGTGGAACAAATGGATTATATATTAATTGATTTTTTTCTAAAAATGTGGCATCCGATATATGTGGTAAACATATATCTTCATCACCTGTAATATCAGGAATAAAACCAGTTTTAGGGATATTATATGTTGTACCGCTTATTTTTGATGCAATTTTATAATTTATATCATCATCATGTAGAGAAAAATATTTTATTTGGAAATCCATTGTATCTCCTGTAATAATTTTTTCTTTACCTGTTTGTGTTAGGTAAGCATATATTTTTTTTGTATTTGATTGCTGAATATATCCCATTTTAAATTATATCCAAACCCATTTATTTGCATTAATTGTTAATGTATCATTTTGTGTTGTTACACCACCAACAACATTGGTGATTTTTACTTTTACACCATTTCCACCTATTGGTTGTTGTTGTGCAAAAGAATTTGAAGCAGGTTTATTTAAACCATTTGTATTTCTATCGACTTTAAATGATATATTAAGTGATATTACTGTATCACCTGCATTTGCAACACCATTTGTAAAGTTAAATGTATTAGTTGGGAATGACGCACCTTGACTTTGTGTAATATCCACATGATTATCAAAATTTAAATCTTTTTGTAGTTTAAATGAAACATTTCTTTCACTTGCTAAAACAGCTGTATTATTACTTTTTGTTAATGTGGCAATAAAACTAAAAAATTGAGATGGTGATTGAGATATAAAATTATTACCTGATTGATAAGAACCTACAGAAGCACCAATATTTACAACCGAAGGTTCTACTTTTAATATTAAAGTTCCAACACTTGTTTGACATACATTTGTTGATGTGTGAATTAAATTTTCATTACCTGCTGAATCTTTTACATATATTCTATAATATGCATTTGTACCATTAACAACAGTAGGAAAAACATAAGTTTGATTAGATGCTTTATATGCATATGGGTCTGGACCATAAAGATTAATAAGATTACCAAATGAATCATAAGGCCATGCTTTCCATGTATATGGACCACCTGAACCACCATTAGGACTTAAAATACCTATAGTTACCTGTCCTGAATTATCTTGAAGACAATTAAATATATATTCTGCTGTAATTGGTGTTAATGCTATATCTTTTACAATTACTGTATCAGCTGTAGCTAAAACATTACCTGATTGGTCTTTTAATTGAATTACTATAGTTTCATCACTATCAGGTATTGAATCATTTTTAATATTTAAAGTAAATGTAGCTGTATTAGAAATAATTGTTACAGTACCATTGTTTACATTTTGAATGAAATCACTAGCATTTGTTGTTCCTGCATTTGCCCAATATAATGTAGTATTATCACTTACATTTTGAGTTGTGATAGTAAATGTAACTGTTTCGTTTTCATTAACTAAAGTTTTATCAGGTGATATTAAATATGATGGCAAACTAACTAAATTTGTAAGCATATTTTTATTTAAAACACCACTTACCATACTTTTTATACAACTATCTGGGTCACCTGTAATATCGGGAACAAAACCTGTTTTTAAAACATTATATAAAGTGTTTCCAGAAGAATCTTGACCTATAGTATATTTACTTATAAGATAATTAACATCTTCATCGTGCAATGAAAAATATTTTGCCTGAAATTCAGTTATATCTCCATTTAAAATTCTTTCTCTAGCATATTGTGTTAAATATGCGTATAATTGTATTGTGGATGAACTTGTTACAAAACCCATTTTATGTTGTTCCTGTATATAAATAACTTGTTGCGTCAACGATATGTGCTACTGATACACTTCTGATACAATCATCATCATCACCTGTGATATCGGGAACAAATCCTCTTGGTAATTTATTATAATCAGAATTAACATTTTTTGATGATATGCGATAATTTATATCATCATCATGCAAACTAAAATATTTTACAGTAGACTCAGTTGCTGATGAAAAAAGTAAAAAATATCTACCCTTTTGTGTTAAGTATGCATATAATGTTTGTGTTGCAGAGCTTGGTACATATCCCATATTAAAAATCCATGTCTAATTGTATTTTGAAAATTTTATTGGTATTCTTTTTAATTGGAGTATTTAACTTTCCAACTGCAACTAAAACATCGTTTTGGTCATAAATAGCAGCTTCTGTAATATATACACTATTATCTAAAACATTATCCCATGTTGGATTATTTGATATATTATAATCACTGAATCCTAAACTATGTGATATTTGTGTCCTATAAACTGTTGCTTTTATATCTGTATTAATATTACCTATTAATATACTTTCCTCTCCAAATCCTAATTGACCTGTTGTGTCATAATTTGCTGATGTAGGTAAACTTCCAATAAAATTCGTGATATTGTATGAAGAACCCCCTGTATAATCATTATTAGTAAGTGTATAAATTGTATTTGTAAGTGCCGATACAGGTATTGTTCCACCTGACCAATTATTATAATTTGTTAACCCTGAGGTTAAATCAATTAATTTCCAACCTGTTGGACTTGGTTCTGTACCATATGTATATTTTTGTGCTAAAACATAAAATTTATTAGCATTAAAACCTGTACCATCTGAACCAGTAACCTGTGATTTCATAAATTTAAAATATGTATCATCAGGGAAATTAAATGTTATATTTTTTTCTCTTAAGGTGCTTTGGTCAAAGTGTTGTATATAACCGCAATGAATACCACCTTTTAATCCGTAACTTTTGTTGGTATTATAACTTTCGTTTGAGAATAAATATGTAAAAGCAATAGATTGTGTTAAAGAACCTGCTGTTCCTTTTGATAATAAATAATTATTTTGTGCAATTTCGGGTGTTGTTGCGTCTTTTAATGTAATATTAATTGGTGGTAATGTGTGTGTTCTGTCGCTTTTAAGCGCAAGTACATTAACCAATTCTTCATCTTCAATAACAGCTATTCTTAAATCATTAAATACTTTACCAACAATATTATTTGATGTTGATTCAACAAGGTTATAATATTCTGTTGTAAATCCTGTTAAATTTGTTGGTTTAGTATCTCTTGTATTTGCGGTTAAAACAATACCCATTGTAGCACTTCCTTTAGCGTGATACATAATAGTTGGTAATGTCATTTTAAATGTATCATTTAAAAAACCTTCACCATAATAATTTGATATAGATTTATTTGTAAAGTGAATTATTGCAAATTGAGATTTTCCTGAGTTACTTGATAGTCCTTGAATATATTCTCTAAATCCTGAGAAAACTGCACCATCATAATATTGTGCTGTATAATTATTTGGAACACCTGCTGGTGTTTGTTTATATACGATATTTAAATTCCAAACAGGTACATCATCATTTGCACCAATATTACATGTTGAATCAAATGCTAAAGTGTCATAATTCCAATAACTTATAGTTGTTCCTGTACTATAATAATTATCTATTGCATTATTTGGTGGATAAATATAAACAAGACTTTTATTACTTGTTACTGAACCATTAAAATTTGGTAAATCTCTATCTACTGTTACTTCATTACCTGTAACAGATGATACTTTATACCATAAGAATGGTCTTGGATAATTCTCATCAATTACACCACTTAAATTTGTAAATGTTGTTAATTTTGGATTTCTCCAATCAATTAAAAGCATTGTTCCTGCTGTAATATTTGCAGAAGATGCTACATTAAGTTTAGTATTACCTGTTGTACTAGTAATTGCTACTGTTGTTACACCTAAAATATAGGTTGATGAAGTAAGTGCTGTAAAACCATCCGATGTTGAACCTGTAAAAAATCCTCTTTCTTTTGCTGTGTTTGTGACATATACAATAGCAGGATTTGGTGGTGTAATAGCTGCCTTTGTTACTGCTGATAGTGTGCTAGATATTGGTATTGGATGTTTAACAATTGGGTTTGCATCTTTTGGTCGCATAATTGAAAGGTCTTTTTCATCAATTATTGCGGTGTAATTCCTTAGAAAGTCATAATCGATTTCTGAATCACCAAACTCAATTGTTTTGAATGTTAATAGACCTTGTGCCAATAACAATCTGCCATTGTTATTCAGTTTTGTATTTATTACAACCCCATCACTTTTTTGTATAAAACTCATTTGAAAACTATTTATAATAAATAGTTAGTATTATGTTCGGTTTATTTTCAAATCCAAGATTTATAAAAATTACACATGACTTGTTTAGAGATAGTAATTCTAAAAAAACGTCATTAACAAGATTACTAGCTATTATGTTGTTTTTTATTGTTATTTGGTTTCATATTGAGGCAATTTCAATAATGGTTGAAAAAAAAGAAATAGACCATGCATTGGTATTTGAAGATTTTGCTTTCATTAGTGCTTTAATTATGCATAAAAACTATATTAATAGAAATAGTAAAGAAATCAAAGATACTGAAGCAGAAGAGAACCAACCAAGTTAAACTAATTCAAGTTTTTCTTGTTTTTCTTTAATTAATCCTCTATAAAAATCTGCTCTAATATGACTTAATACATCAATGTCATATCTTTTACAAGCAAGTTCATACGCAGCCTCACCCATATCTTTAACATGATTAGGGTTATTTATGCAATACTTAATTTTTTTATACCAATCTTTATATTGTCTATCAGGGTTTACATATAAAATATTCTTCCCATCAACCCAATCCTTGTCATGATTATAAATTGGAACATCAGATGCGATAACAGGAACTTTATGGAATGCTGCTTCAATTACTTTAAGATTTGATTTAGCAAATTGATAGCGATTATCTGAATTATCATCCATTACACCTTTGCCATATACTTTAATAGGTGCAAGTGCCACATCACCATGTTTATAATTTTCAGCAAACTTGTAAAGACCTTGAGTTTTGTGTCTAAAGTAGTTTTGTTCTGCTTGTTTTTCGTAAGTGGATTCTAAATCAAACTTTAATAAGAAATTATGATAATCTTTATCTTTAATAAGTTTATAATTTGAAGTAAAAATTTCTTCATATCTTGTCCAAACTGTTTCTTGTGGATTAATTGGTCTAGTTTCTTCTCTAATAGTATTACCATTATACTTATCTACTATTTGTTTTGGTATTTCTGGAATATTTGTTATATTAAAATTAGTTGCCACAAGTTTTTTATAAAGTTGGTCTGTAAAAAGACCCATTCCTTGTAATTCTTTTACAAATTCTTCATTAACAATATAGTTTGTTGTTGTTCCTCTAAGGTCAAAACCTGAAAGATGAACTTGAAATTTATTTTCAATCGCAGGGTCTGCTATTAATCTTTCAAAACTATCTTTTAGTAAAGAAACATCTTGTAAGTGTGATGAACCTGCAAGGTAAAGAATTCTTAGTTTATCATATGAACATTTATCATTTGCTGGAATCCATTCTTTAAGATTTCTGTTTACTCCATTTGGAATAATTAAAATATTTTTATTGTATGGTTTAATGTAGTCTGCATAAACTGATGTTGTTGTTGATACACCATCAACAATTTTAAGATTTCCAACAATTTTATCTTTTAAATTATCTTTTTTTACTGCATGATATAATGGATGTTCTCTTGATACTTCCCAATAGTCATCAATATCTAAAATTACTTTAACACCAAAACTATGAAGTTTATCAACTAAATAAGGCATTTGTGAAAAATCACAAAGTGTTCTATGACCGTGAATAATATCATACTCTTTTAAAAATTCATCATTATTCCAATCTGGATTCTTTATATAATCAATTTCAAATTCATCATCATATAATTTTGATAGAGAGATTGCAGGTTGTTCAGAACGATAAAAATTAACACCATGAACATCCATGTTGGTAATTAAGATTTTTGGTTTTCTCATAAAATAATATTTCAATTAAAATACGACACAATTATGCACCGTAAACTAATGATATATTATCTGATAAAACAGTATATAAATTTTTGTATGAAAAAGAAATATTTATTGACAACCTGTTAGTTTCTTCTGATTGATTTATATCAATGTTATCTATCTCTAAATTTTTAAAATATCTCTGTATATCTTCTCTAATTGAGTTTTCAATATCGGTTGCGGTTATTTTATCATTTTTTTCAAAAATAAACTCATGCAATCTAGAACCAAAGTTTGGGTCATACCATCTTTCTCCCTTTTTTGTTGTTAAGAAAAAATATAATGAAGAACGAACATCATCAAGAGTCGTTGTATTCATTTTATACAATCTTCCATTAAATTCATCATCTTCAAATGGAAATTTTATCGATATTGTTTTATTATTTGCCATTATGTGACTATAAGCATTAATTTATTGCCAAAATTGATACCATCATATCCACCTCTTTTTGCAAAACCATTCAATCTATTCTTAATAAAATGAGCATAGACTTGATTTACATCTGAAGCCATTTTTTTAATTATGGCAGGGTCTTTTTCAAAATTAGGGTCAAGAATATACATACCTGCTAAATAGAATGGTTCATGTAATTCCATTTCTTCCGCAGGAACATGTAAAACTTTGTCAAAAAGAATTTCATATTCTTTATCGTATCCTTTGTCTTTTGTAAAAGACATTATGAAACCTGAAGTATTTCCTTTATCAAATGGTCTAACTGAATAAAGTGTTAAAACCTTATTTGTAACATCGTCAAATGTTAATTTATCCTGTAATGATTTTACTTCTTGCTCTTTGTCTTTACCTAAGTATTTTGCATCATCAACAAGTTCTACACTTTTTATTTCTTTTTCTACAGGATTTATATTAGTAAAGGTGCTTGGATTTGTTATTCCATATTCCTTTTTAAATTCAATTCTATCTTGGATTTTATTTAAAATCCTACAAGCATCTTTAGAATTTAAAAAGATTTTATAACATTCTACTTTGTCAATATCAGGTCTTGATTGATATGTATAAACTCTATGATGACCATCTAATATGTTATTGTTGGCATCTACCCAAGTTTTAGGTAAATAACCATCACTATCAATAACATTATTGATTTCATCAATCTTTGGTTTCATTACTTTTTTCTGTAATGGTTTAAGATAACTTGGTTCAATCATAACTGATTTAACAATAATACCACCATCCTTCATTTCTTGAAGGATTTCATCAATGTTTTCTTCTTTTACTTGTGGTAACCAAATTTCAGACACATTATTCATCTATTATCTTTTAAATAAATAGTAAAATCAAATCACACTATTTATATTAAATTATTTATATCTATGGAAAATGTTTTAAATGCAAAAAATAAGCTAGATAGCTTATTGCCAAAAGTGGTGTCCGATTATGTTGAATTCCCATCACAGGGCTTATTTTATGGAAATGGTATTGATAAGGTAATGGTCGAATATATGACTGCTGCTGATGAGCAATATCTTTTATCTGAAAACTATATCAAGAATGGTACTGGTATAGAATTATTAGCAAAAAATAAAATTAAAGACCCTGAATTTAATTCAACAATGTCTGTTGATGACCTATTAACAGGTGATTTAGATGCTGTACTTCTATTTCTAAGAAGATTTGCATATGGTGAAGATTATCCGGTTCAGGTTATGGATACCAATGGTAGAAATTTTGAAGCAGTTGTGGACTTATCAAAAATTGGTTACAAACAAATTGTAGAACCAAATTCAAACATGATGTATGATTTTCATCTACCAATTTGTAAACAGGATGTTGAGTTCAAAATCTTAACTTATGGTGAGAAAAAAAGATTGGACCAAAAGATTGAGAAACTTTCTAAGTATAAAAATGAATCAAGCATTTTTGAAACTCAAGAAAGAATAATTGCACAAATACATACAATTGCAAATGAAACTGATAGACCTTTTATTGAAAAGTTTGTCAAATTAATGCCCCCAAAGGATGCATTATCATTAAGAAGATACATTTTAGAAGTAGAACCAGGTTTAGATTATAATTATGAATTTGAAGGGAAATTCACTGGTGACTTTTTTCGTCAGGCAGTTACCTTCGGTATCGAATTTTTTTATCCAAGAAAATAGATATGAAGAATTGATAGCACAAGAACTAAATTTTCTTGTTGAAAATCATTATTCATATCATGATGTCATGTATATGATGCCTGTCTATATGCGTAAAAAGATAATAACAATTATTCTTGAAAGAAATCAAAAGTTATTAAAAGAAAAGCAAAGAGCAGCAGGTTATCAGGATGTTTAATATCTATTTATATAAAATATGAAAATATTAAATTATAAATCGTTAAATGAACAAAGCGTCTATGACCAAGCTCGTAGTACCTCAAAAGCAACAGGTATTAGTCAGGGTAGTATACGTACTCTTGTTGGTGCTAATTTAAAAAGAGATGCTAGAATAGGTAAAGTACCATCAGTAAATGCTTTTAGAAGTTTAGGTTTTTCATTTGTTACACAACAAAGTTATAATGATTTTTTAGCTTCAAACGGTTCTACCGATTTACAAGTTTATAATAATTTACTTTATACATTTGCAATATTATATCAAGGTGATTCATGTTATTTATATCCATATACTAGACAAAGTTTAACTTTAGAATCAATGAAGTTTGTAACTTCATATTTAAAATTGGATTTATTTAAAAGAGCAGACCCAGCCGTACAAGAAAATATAAAACAATATTTTTCTCAATTTGATATGAAAAGAAGTGCTGAAAATGAAAATAATGTTAAGAATTATACACTAACACTTGGTGCTAATTTTGATGAGATAAATAAAAGATATAGAATACCAATGGAAGTTCAAAATCTTAAAAATTTTGCAACTCCTACATCAGAACCGATGTTTATAAGTATAAATGGTGTATCAAAAGAGTATGCTATAAATACTGCATATGGCCAAAAAGAAGAAAAATATCAAACTTTAGATATTGATTTTACTCCAACTACAATACCAGGTTTTTCATCAGGTACATCAAATCAAGACGAACCTTATAAATCATTTAATATATTATTTACAGATTATAATGAATTGGCTTCCACTTATCAAAATACTACTAGTAGTTTACCCACAAATTTAGTAAGTCAATATCGTTTTATGAGTATTTTTAGACTTAAAAGTGGTAATAAACCACATATAATTTACACAGATAGACCTATAACAAATTATTTGGTAGTAAATCAAAGAGTTAAATGTATTATCGGTAGGAATAATAATGAATTTTATGCAGCAGAAATGAAAGTAAATAGCATTGGTTAATAAAATATGGCACTAACACCAGAAGAAATAGAAAGACAAAAACAACTCTTAAATAGTTTATATGAACAGTATTCGGTTACTGAAGATATATTAGATTTAGAAAGACAAATATCTGTTCAAATAGATGAGCAAAATAGTTCTATTACTGGTTATATTAAAGGACAAGCTAAAATAAAAGAAAAAATTCTTGAAAGAGCAAAAATTGATAGTACATTAGCTAAATTAAATGATGAATTAGCTGGGTTAATGGCTATAGAAAATGAATTAGCCGGTAATATAAATGATGAAGAAAAGAAAAGATTAGCATATTTAAAAAATACTGTAGCAGAAAGTAGAAAAACATTAAATTTACTTGACCAAGAAATTAATGCTTTACAAGAAAATCTTAGTTTATCAAAGGCGATTGGTAATGAATTTAAAAATGGTGTTGTATCGCTTCTTCAACAAGAATTTAGTTTTAGTAAGATTTGGGAATATTTACAACAGATTGATGGTGTAATCAAAAAACAACAATTATCACTTGGTGTTTCGGGAGAAAAAGCCAAAATGATGAGAGAACAGTTTGAAGCATCTGTTAATGCTGCTGCAAACTTGGGTGCTAGTGCAAAAGATATTGCAGAATTACAAGATGGTATTACACAAGCAACAGGTAGAGCATTCTCTTTTAGAGAAGCTGAAAATTTAGCATTAGTTCGTATAGCAAAAGGTACAGGTTTACAAAATGATGAAGTTGGTAAACTAGTTGGTACAATGACTCAATATGGTTTAACCATAGAATCATCAAAAAAGTTAATTGAAGATAGTGTTAACTCAACCGCAAAATTAGGATTAAGTTCAAGTGCTGTATTGAAAAAATTAACAGCCAATATTGATAAACTAAACTCCTATAGATTTGATAAAGGTGTAAAAGGTATTGAAGAAATGGCTAAAGCATCTGAGAAATTTAAATTCTCAATGGATGGTGCTTTTGCTGCTGCTGAAAAGTTTAGAACACTTGAAGGTCTATTAGAAGCAGGAGCGCAACTACAAGTTTTAGGTGGTGAATTTGCTAAAATAGATGCGTTCAAATTTTCTTTCTTAGCAAGAAATAAACCTCAAGAGTTTGCTGTTGAAATGGCTAAACTTACTAAGGGTATGGCAACATTCAACAAGGAAACAGGTGAGTTTGATGTTACAGATGTTGATTATGATAGATTGAGAGCAGTTGCAGAAGCAACAGGTAGAAGTTTAGATGATTTAGTACAACAAGCAAAACAGGTCAATCAAATTAATTTTGCTAAAAAGCAAATAATGGTTGGTACTGATGAGGAAAGGGAAATGTTAGCAGGTTTGGCTAAATTTAAACCTGGTAGTACAATAGGTACGATACAAATAGGTGATAAAGAAGTTAAACTAACTGAGCTAACAAGAGACCAAATTGATTTATATAAACAAACACAAAAAACATTAGAACAAAGAGCAAAAGATTCTCAAACTTTTAATGAAGCATTAGCAAATTTAGTAGACCAATTAAAATCTACATTATTACCTTTATTAACAGGAATTAATAAAATACTTGAAGGTTTTAATTTCCTTGTTGGTGGTCTTAGAGATGAAAATGGTAAATTGAATGGATTATTAAGTATAGTTCCACTTGGTGGAATTATCGTATCATCAAAAATATTATCATCATTATGGGGTTGGTTAAAAACATCAATGGCATTTCAAAAAGCAGGTGGTTTGTTGGGTGGTGGTAAATATGGTGTTACTAGTGGTCAAATTGGACCTGCATTACCAAATCAAGGTGGTCCTACAAGTGCTGCATCAGGTGGTGCAATGGGTGGTTTTGCTAGTGCTGCAAAACTTGCAGCTATAGGTGTTGCTGCTGTTGGTATTGGTTATGGTTTTAAGTTAGCAGCAGAAGGTGCAAGTGAATTAGCAAAAGCAGTTAAAGATTTAGATGGTGCAGGATTTTGGAAATTAGGTGGTACAATAGTATTTGTTGGTACTGCTATGGCAGGAGTATTGGCAGCAGGTATACTTGCTGTTGGTAGTGCAGGTACTGTAGGTGCTTTAGGTTTGGCAGCGGTAGGTGTTGCAGCAGCAGGAGTTGGTTGGGGTATTGGTCAAGCAGCAACAGGTATTGGAGAATTAGTTAAATCTTTTGGTACACTTGAAAAAGTTAATATGTTACAAATAGGTGCAGGTATTGCAGCTATTGCTGGTGCAGCATATTTAATGAGTAATCCATTAGCAATGGTTGGTCTAGCTTCTGTTGGTGCAGCTTTATATGGTATAAGTAAACTTGATTTTACTAATGTTGTTCCATTACAGAATTTACATTTTGTTGATAAAGATATTCAAAATATGAAAGATATGGCTAATCTTTTAGCACAGATTAATGCTATTGATACATCTAAACTAACAGCATTGAAAAATTTATTTTCAGAGGGTACTATGAAAGTTCAGATAGCAGGTAATTCAATGATTAGAAATGAAATAACCCTTGACATCGAGGGAGAAAAGATTTTCAAAAGAATTGAAAGATTAGTTGAACTTAAAACAAGAAAAGCTCCTGGGGATACTAAGAGCATAAAAGTCTAAAATTTTATTCTATATTTGGTTTCAAACCATTTTACTTGGATTCAAATAAAAAATTTCTTAGAAGTCACTTGCACATTCCATTGGGGATGATAAGCAGGATTATGTCTTCTTCGACATACAATTTTAATGAATTCAAGACATATTTAAGTTTTGCCTTCAGAACTTCAGGTAATTGCAAGTTAAATATAGCGATTAAAAATGAAGTTTCTAATCATTTAGGTATTAGTCAAAAGACACTAGGTAAACACATTAAAACTTTAATAGAAAAGGGATATTTTGGTTATAACCCAAAGACAAATGTACTTTTTATAAATGGTTTAGAAAAGATAAAAAGATTAGTTTACATTAATAATGATTATGATAATGAAGTTTTAACTAAAACGTCATTTAAATTAAATGTAAATGAAATTAAAAATTTAAAATTTTTAACATTTAGTGCTAGAGAGAGTTTAATTCTTAAATTTCAATCAAAATACAAAAAAAGATTGAGATTTGAAGAGTATCTTACCAAAAATGGTTTTACCAAAAGGTATAACAATGGTAGTGAGAGTACTAAAAAACAGATAAGAAAATATTTTCTATCCGAAGAGAAAACCAAAGGAGATTCAATGAAAAAGGAAAATCCAAACCACTTTGGTTTAAATCTCTTTATTGATGATAGAGATTACTTAGGTGTTTCAAACACTTTTATATCCGAAAAATTTAATAGAAGTAAATCTTGGGGTTCTAAAACAAAAAAAGAATCTTATAATTTAAGTTTATTAAAGTATGATAAAAAAGCAAGATATATTGATACATTTCCTGTTACATTTAATGTAAGGAGATATTTATCAATTAATTGCCCAACAACATATCATAAATTATTTTGTAAGAAAGATAATGATAGTATTGTTGTATTTGAGAGAGGATATGATGAAATTGTTTCTTATGTTAAATTAACTACAAGAAGATTCTAAAATTTTATAAGGAAAATTTGGAAACCATATAGTAAAAGGAAGTTTTAGTAAAAACTATATTAGGCTCTGTATTTTAAACCTTTAATTTTAAAAAAATAAAAACTATATATAGTTATATACTGTATTTTTTCTAACTTATGAGTTGTACTGATAGTAATGCTTCTAATAATTTTATACTTATAGACCCTAATTGTGAGATATTAACTACACAACCTTGGTTTAGTAACTTATCAAATAATGATATTGGTGATGATTTTAGAAACCGTGGTATTCCAAAATTTGAAGAAATTAGGTCATATGTTGAATTATCAATGATTCCTAAAAATCCAAATTATGTTTTAATTGAAGGTAATAAAAAAACAGTCAATTCAAAAAAACGAAATGGTAGAATAATACTTCAGGGATTTAAAGAAAGAAATAATAATAAATTTTATTCAACAGATTATACTGATGAATTAATGGGTGGTGAAGAAAGTAACTATGAAGGTTTTGGTATTAAAAATATTGAAATAACATTTGATGCTAATAAAGTTCCATTAGTTTCAGTAACTTTTTATGATTTAAGAGGTAATGTTTTAAATAATTTTAAAAGTAACTTTGCTTTAATGTTTCAATTACCATATCCTATATTTTATTTAAAAATAAAAGGTGGTTTTGGTCCATTAGTAGAGTATAGATTATTAAAAACAAGAGATGATATCAGTGTTGATGAAGCAGGTAATTATATAATCACTAGTAAATTTATAGGTGATAGATTTGCACCATTAAGTGATGTTCCATTGTTATATTTAATGGCAATACCATATTTAACAAATAAAAGTGTAAATATTTTTGATAGGAGTATTGATAGTTTTCATGAATTGATAGTTGCATCAAAAAGATTATTTGAAAAAGCTAATCAAGTACAGAACTCAGACCAAACACTTGAAAAAGAAGAACAAGTTAAAAAAATAGCAGAAGTTGTTGAACAATTAGAATTAATTAAAAAAGATTTAAATGATGTCGAAACTGTTAGGAAAAAATTTTCAGAAGATGAAGAAATAACAGCATTATCAGGTGATTCAAGAGCAGTATTTAATAGTTTCACAAATTCTTTTATCAAAGTTAGTAAAGACACTTCTGTTAATTTTGGTTTTCCTGGTTCACCCGATAATCAGAGTTTTAATGATTTTTTTAAAAATTTTAATAGAATTGTAAATGAAACAATAAAAACATATAATCAAAACATTAAAGATGTCGATAGTACTATTGGTAATTTACTTTCAACAAGCAATAAAATATATGAAAAAGCAGATGGAACTTCAACAGAAAGAATTGAAAAAATAAATTTTAAAGATTTAAGTGATAGAATTACATTAGAAAGAAATAAACTTAAATCTCTTAGTGTTAATGCATCAGTTGATTTAACTAATCAATTAATAAATTTACCAACACAATTTTTAGGTGCAACAAATTTAACAATTGGTTCAATATTTAATATAATTTTTAAAGATTATAATATTTTATTAGAAAAAATAAAAAAAGCAGGTAATGATGGATATACCGAAATTAAAGATGGTAAAAGAACACAACAAACATTTGATAGAATGGGTTTTCCTACTGTTATCGAAAGAGACGCAAATGGTGCAAATAAATTAATATATCCTGGTATAAAAACAGAATTTAATAATTGGCCTGAAGTTAGATTAATAGAAGATTTTATTGTAGCATATGCTAAAGCTGCTAAAGCATCAGCAATTGCCGATGTTCTATCAGAAGTTAATAATGATGGTGCAACTAAATATGCACCAATCAATCCAAGAGAAATATATACAATTACTACTAATCAAGGTGGACAGAATTCACCAGAAAATGTTTATTATGGTAAAACAGTTTCAGAAATTGCTAAATTAATATATGAAAGATTTTTAATATTAACAAATGTTAATCTTGATATTATTGATACAACAACATCATCTGATTATGAAGATTGGAACTTAGATACTGATGAAGGTAGAGGTTCTATGACTTGGATTAAAGAATGTTTTTTTGAAACAAAACAAATAAACGAAGTTAAAAAAGGGGCATTTAATCTTGCAGTATCAACAGAAGCAAGAAATATTGCATTTGCAATATCGGTAAATCCAGAAATAAAAAATTATTTTAAAGGTTTATATGCAAATTTTGATAATAATTATTTTCAAACTCACCAAAATGATGAAATAGTAAAAGCAGTTAATGAAACTGATGTTTCAAGTAATAATTTATTATTGTCTAAAATTGGTGCATTTGATGATTATTATGTTACAGCAGGTATTGCTCAACCAGGTTTATTAAGTGAAAATAATACTAGCAATGATATTATTACTAAATTTTTATCAACAATAAATTCAGACCAAACAGATAAACCATTTTCAGTTACAAAAAAGAATGTAATATTTATACCTGATTCTCTAAAAAATAGTAGAAGAGATGCTGTAGCACCTGAAAAAAGAGCATCTGATTTGTTAGAAGATGTTATTGCAAAAACACCTACAACTTCTTTTTTAACACCTGCAATAGGAAGGACTTTATTTTTTAGTGTTGTAAATGGTATTGCAAGTATTTTAGATGACCAAAATAACCAAGTTAGTGTTGCTTCATTAGATAATATAATTGTACCTGAAAAAAGATATAGTATATTATCAAGTGATTATGATACAGATATAACTAGACCGCCTTGGTATAGAAAATCTATTGCTAATCCTAATTATCCATCTATAAAAGAACAGATAGAACAAACATCTGATATCTATGAATTATATAGATATACAAATGGTGATATTTTTAATAAATCAGTCTTTGATTTTGATTTTTTAAATAGAAGACTAGTATATCCTTCGCTTGTACAAGTGCCAAGGGGTATGTTAATAATTATGGGTTCTGTTTTATTATCTAAAATAGCAACAGGGCAAATTAATTCTAACGGTTATTATAAACTTGAATTATCTGGTGAGGCATATTACATAAAAAAAGATTCAAAATTTTATAACTTATTAATATTTGAAGCAGAAACATTTAATAATGTTTATGGTTGGTCAATTTATTATCAAAATGGAGAATACTATAATAGAAGAGATTACGACCCTGTTACAAAACGATATAAACAAGAGTTAGAAGCCACAATAGAGTATTTATACCTACCTTCTTATATATGTGTAAATGACCATAGATTTACAGACCCAGGACCTACAAGTACAAATCTTAAATTATCCAAAGGACCATCTGATAATGGTTTATATAAAAAATATCTTACATCATTATTTAAAAAAATTAATGAATTTGTAGAAAAAGATGAAGAAGAATTAAGTACCAAGCTAAAAAGTATTGATTCACACATAAAAGACCCAGAAGTTAAATTAGCAATTTACAAATCATTTCAAGTAATTTATGAAAATTATCTTCATGGTATTTCAGATGAAAGTTATAAATTTGTTATATCAGATGATGATAAAAGTAGTTTCAAATTTGTTGATAGAGCATATAATCCAATAGGAAGTAGATGTATTCTTGATTTAAAAACATTATTAAATGATGTTAATGATACAGATGTTAGTATATTAAGCGCAATTAGTAGACTTTTATCTGATAATAACTTTTGGTTTTATCCATTTCAAGGATGGTTAACAGATAAAGAAAAATATAATGAATTATTTAGAATTCAATTTGATGAAGTAAGAGAAACAAAACCTGTATTTGTCGCAATGTATGTTGGTGGATTATCAAGTAATCCATCAAACACAGGTAATTTAGATGATTTTCCTATTCAGGATGATAGTATTAAAAAGAACACTATACCTAGTGATTTTTCAAAAGATAGTGGTAATTTACATGCGTTTAAAGTTAAATTTACAGGTACTCAAAATCAAATGGTTTTTTCAAACTTACAAGTATCAACAGAATCTCTAAAAAATACAGATGAAGGATTGAGAATACAATCTGATATAATTAATACTGCAAGTAATTCATTCAGCGTTCCTAAAGGTCAATCTTTACTTAATGTTTATCAAAAACAAAGCTATTCATCAACAGTAAAAATACCATTTGGTAATATGGGTATTCAACCTACCCAATATTTTTATCAAGAATATATGCCATTATTTGATGGTTTATATATTATTTATAGTGTTTCTCATTCAATAGATTCCGATACTCAAAGACTTGAAACAACATTCAAAGGTTATAGATTAAAAAGAGATGTAAATCCAATTGTTGAACAACAATTTGTTGATTTTATAAATGATAATTTCTTTACAAATACATTAGATAGTTTTGGAATTACAACATCACTAAGCGATGTTACAGGAAACAGACCATTTGACCCAACTAAAGATATATATTACAATTATGCTAATTATGCTGGTGGTTATGAAGGATTTATAGATTATACAATGTGGGATATAAATTCTTGGAGAATTGGATATGGTAATCAGCTTTGTGCGTTAAATAGTGCTATAAAACTTTTTGAAGCAGCAGACCCTAAATGGAGCGATAGTAATAATTTTGTTACATTAAGTGAAAACCCTAGAAAATGGCCTATCTCTGTTGATTTAGAAACAGGAGAAGTTACATATCAAGATTTACCTGATGTAAGAAGTGGAAATCAAAGTTTTAAATATGTTGAGTTTTATCAAACATATAAAGAACCATCATCTACCACTAGAGCAACAAGGGTTCAATGGAATCCAACTAAAAAACCAGGTAATTATGGTGGATATATCAAAAGATTTTATACACAAGCACATGCTAAAATAGCAAACTATAAAATAACACATGACCAATTAAAAATTTTAAATAATTCATATCCAAATTTTAAAAGTTTATCACAAAAGGCGCAAATATTAGCACTTGATATTTTATATGGTTTTGGTAGTTTTAGAAGTTTTATGCCAAATATAAAAAGTGGTTTGAATTCAGGTAATGATTTAACATTTGTAAAAGGTGTATTATCCGATTTAATTACTTTTGCAATAACACCAGGATATTCAGGTCCTGCTCCAAGTAAAGAAAATTGGAGTAGAAAAAGATATTACAATGGTTGTAAATTTGTAATACCTGATATTTATAACAGGCTACAGCCACAGGAAAAAGCAGAGATTTTAAGTAGAGCCTATAATAAACAAGGTGGATTTAAAATTACTCAACCTTAAATTTTTTACATAAATTTACGGCAAATCCAAAATTTTGCTGTAGATTTGTGAAATTATGAAATTGGCTTACCTATATGGAATTGACCCGATAAATCCTTATTTATCAACCTATTCCCATTATCCCATCACAAAAAAGATTTCATTTATTGATGAAATTAAATATGACAAGCCATTGCTTATTGTTGGAATAAAAAAGGCAAGAGAACTATATCCAAATGAAATTGATTTAAATAAAAATCACATTGAAAAAAATATTTATTGGTGTTATTCACCTGAAGAGTATTTATCTGAGTTCTTAAAAAAATATGAAGAGTTTCTTTTGAATATACATAATTCATATTTAGAATTATTAGATTTTAAAATTATTGATATATTCTTTAGTAATCTCACAAAAGAGAATGAACTAATTGATTTTTTATCAAATAATGAAATTGATACATATTATCATGTTGGTAAGATTATGTATTGTTACTCAAAATCAAGTAACATTATATTTATTATAAATCTTAATGAGTTTTATTGGTTTAGATTAATAAATTTAACTGATTTAGGTAATTTTTTAAATGGTAGAAAATATTACAATGACAATGACCAAAAGATATTAGAATATTTTATAAGACTATTTCAAGGTCAAGATAAATTCTTTATTGAAAAAACTATTCCATATTTTATTTTTTTAAATGAAACAAAATAAATACTATTTAAAGAAAAATAAAGATGGATACTAAAGATATTAACACAAAACTTTCTGAAATAATTTCTTCTCAATCAAACAATCAAGAAGAAAATAATGAAGCACAAGTAAATATCAAAGTTGTTGATGGTTTATTTGAACATACTGAATTTATAAATAAAAAATATGTAACTACCGATGGTCGTCAGTTACTAAAAGAAGTTAAATTTGAGCAGTAATATGAAAATCAGAAACAAAAAAACACAATCTTATGACAGATTTAGATATTTACTTGAATACCAAGTAAAAAAACAACCTGTTTTTGAAGAAGATGAGGATATTACAGGTGATGAAAATCAAACAGGTGATGTATTTGATGAAATATCAGGTGCAATAGAAGGTGAACCTAAACCACAAGATGCACCACAAGATACTGAAATACAACCTATTGAGAATAAAACTGATGTCGATGTTGATGTTTCTGATAATCAAACATTTGAAGATACTGCATCAGATATATTAAAGATACACTCATCAAAGATTGATAATTTAACACAATATATCAATGATTCTGTAAAAATTTTACAAGTTTTATCACAAAAAACAGATGAAATTGCATCTAATGTTGACCAAATAAGCACTAATCTTGGTAATGTTAATCAAAGGGTTGATAATTTAACACCTCCAACACCACTTGAGTCTTTAAACAATATGATTCAAGTGACAACAGGAGCGCAAAAAATTGAAGACTATTGGAATGAATACTTTGCAAAACACGGAAGACAAGATACTGTAAATGGTTCAATATATTATAATGATAAGCAATATAATACCAATGAGAAGGGTATGAATTCAGGTGTTTATAGAACACCAGAAATCACTGATACTCAAATTTCTGATATAATTAAGAATACTTAATGATTTTTAGGTCATATTTTAAAAAACAGGCTGTTTTAATTAGAAACTCTTACACAAATAGTTCAAGAAATCCTGTTATTGAACTATCTTATGGTGGTACTGACAATTCAGCAACCACATATGTTAGTCGTTATGTTTTTAATGTTGACCTTACTAATTTAATTGCAAAAATCACAAGTAATACTATAAATCAAAATACAGTACAAAGTCATGTATTAAAAATAAAAAATTGTATTGCATTAAATGATGGATATATTGGTGTTGATTTTATTACTTCAAAAAGAGCAAGTGGTTTTGATTTAGCATTTATTGGTCTTAATGAGGAATTTGATGAAGGAACAGGGTATGATTATATCTATAATGATAATCAATATAGAGAAGTTGAATTAAATAAATCAGCAGCAAATTGGTATAATAGAAGAAATCCACAAGTTAATTGGTCACAACCTGGTGTATTTGCAGGTAATACTGATAATTTAACTCAATTACCTATTTTAACAACACAGAGATTTGAAATTGGTAATGAGGATATTGAAGTTGATATTACTGATTACATAAATGGTATATTATTTTCAGGTCAAACAAATAACGGTTTATGTATTGCTTATTTTGCAAATACAGAATCATTAACATCTGACACCAAAAATGTTGTAACATTCTTTTCAAAATATACTCAAACATTTTTTGAACCATTCTTAGAAACAACATATGACGATAGAGTAAATGATGAATTATGTTGTATGAACTTTGATGTTGAGAATGATTTTTATTTTATATCTCAATCACCTGTTAGTGATGTATTGAAATTTGAAATTATTGACTCAAATGATGATATAATCTACACAACAACAACAGGCTTTACTAGACTTAATAACTATAATTATAAATTATCTTATACTGTTGATTCAGAAATTTATCAAGATAAAGAAATATTTACATATAGATGGTATTATGTACAAAACTCTAAATATAAAATTGTTGAAAAAGAGTTTAATATATCTAAAGTAGACTTAAATGATGGTACTACTTTAACATATGGTACTGATGTATTTATTAATGTTATAGGTATAAAACATAATGAAATAATATCTAAAAAAGTTGGTGTAAAAAGATTAATTTTTAAAGCAAAGAGATTAATAGAAACAAAAATTTTAAAAAATATTATTGGAGATATTGAGTATAGGATTTATGTCAATCAAGGTAAGAATCAGATTGATGTTATACCATTTACAAAGGCATCAAAAGTTAATGATGAATACTTTACCGAAATAGATTTTTCTTGGTTTATTTCTCACGATTACACAGTGGAAGTCAGAGCGTTAGATAAGAACGGAGTTCAATATCCAAGCACAAATTATGTGAAATTCAGGATTACGAATTAAAAATTTTTATTTTTTTTCGCTAAAATCAGACTATTTACATTTGAAACGAATATATTTGTTTAAACAATAACTAATTTTTAACAATTTAAATTTTTAACATTATGGGATTTGAAACGATTAACAGAAAGTCCAAAACCTACATGTCGTTAGGTTCAACAAAGTCAAACGACAACAAAGTAACATCGAAATTCTTCGTTGTTAACAAGAAAAACAATGATGGTCAGTATGAAAAGATTCCGATGGTTGACCAAAACAACTATCCTAAACCTTTTTATGGTTATTTGACCAAAATCAATCCACTTCTTGATAATTATATTACAAGAACAGATGGAACAAAAGTACCTAATCCAAAGGTGAATTTTGAATTTACTGATGATTGTGGTGAAATCTTTGTACTTGATTTACCATTTACTTCACAAGACAAAAGAGTAAGTACATACATCTTCGGATTTGTAAATTCTCTTGCTTGGTTAGCTGCTAACGATAAACTTGGATATGTAAAACTTTACATTTCTCAGTCTGTCGATAAAACAGAAACCAAAAGATTCAATCTTGCTCTAAGATGTGCAAAAAATTGGGTATCGGGAAGTAAAAACTTTGGTATATATATGGAAGATTCAACAAGAGTTGATTGGAAATACAATGCAAAAGATATTCCTTCTTATGAGGTTACAAAGAAAGTTGATGGTGAAATGGTTACCATTGACAATAGAAAAAAGCAACAAGATTTCTTTTTGAAAGAAATGGAACTTATCAATGAAGCAATTAAGAATGCTACATATGATATTGGAGAAAATAAGTCTGCATCTATGAATAATTCATTGAATCAGTCTCAAATCTTCGTTGATGAGGATGATACTGAAGCAGACTTTGAAATGTCATCACCTACTCCTGTTGAAGAACAAAAACCAACAGCAAAAGCAACCACTAAATCACCTGTAGTATCTACAGTTGATGATGAGGATGATGACCTTCCCTTTTAATTAAGGGTTTTAGGGTACAGCACAGTATTTACAACTCTCCCCTCTGTATTTACTGATGTTGTACCCTTTTTTTATAATTGAAAATTAAAATAATTTATTATGGCTAGAACATTATCAGATAATCCTGAAGAAAAAAAACCAATAAAGAAGAAAAGTTTTTCTCTTTCTGATTTTAAAGAAAAATTTAAAATTAGTGATGAAGAACAAAAACCATTAAGTTGGTTACCACTTAGTAAAGCATATCAAGAAGTTACAGGTTTGGAAGGTATTCCATTGTGTGAACTTACTCTTGTTAGAGGGTATTCTGATACAGGTAAGTCTACTGTTGTTTATGAAGCAGCAGTATCAGCACAACAAAATGGTTTCTTACCTATAATTATTGATACTGAAAACGCAATGAAAAAAGACCACTTAACAAAGATGGGTTTTGATTTTGATGCTGATTATATTTATGTTGATTCTGATTATTTGGTTCAGAATTACGGCAAAAAATATGATAAAAACTTTTCAACACCTTCTATTGAAGATATTGCAGAGTTTATGAACAATATTCTTGATGCACAAGAAAAAGATGAACTCCAAATGGATGTAATCTTCTGCATTGATAGTTTTGGTTCTGTTGATTCTCGTAAAACTCTTACCGCAAAAGAGAAAGATAAAGAAGCAAATAATATGTGGAATGCAGGTGCAATGGAACAAGCATTCAAAGGTATTTTTCACCACAGAATCCCATCTACAAGAAAGGTAAGTAAGAAATATGTTGCTGCTGCTGTAGCCGTTCAAAAAGTTTGGTTTGATTCACAAGCAGGTGGTCAAGGTGTACTTAGACACAAAGGTGGTGAAGCAGTATATTCAATGAGTAGACTTATTCTACATATGGGTGGTACTAAAGCAAGAGGTGTTGAAAAGATTAATATTACCAAGAATAAAAAAACAACTGCTCTTGGAATCCTTTCACCAATCAAAGTTGCTAAAAATCACGTTTCAAATATTTCATTTGAAGGCAAGATTCTCTCAACAAGTTATGGTCTTGTATTAGAATCAGAACTTGAAGATTTTAAAAAGAATCATTTATCTGAATTATTATCCGAAATTGGTGAAGAAGGTTCTGATGATGTACAGGTTGTTCGTATTCAGGATAACACGAAAGATAATGATGAATAATGGTCTATAAATTCTCTGTAAATACATTATTAATTGATGGTAACTATTTGATGAAGCGTTCATT